CAGACATTAGGGGCTGTTCTTGAGCAAACGTCAGGCAAAATCTAAGCGGCCGGCACAACCGTCAGACAAACGCAAGGCAAAGGCCCAGATACGTGCGTCGCTGCATCCGTCTCCTAAACAATTATGGGTGCCAGCGTCGCGGGCGATACGAGGAAAGGAAAAAAGATCAGACGGGGCTCGGCTCTCATTGCGCCTTACTGACTCAGAACGCGACTTCACTCTCTGGGCCGCCGATCAACAGGGATTCAAAAATGTATCGCACTTGATACAAACTTTTGTATCTATTTTGGCCACGCTCAACGCCAGGCGCTTGCAGACAACAGGCGTCCGAGATTTTGAAATTTTAATAACCATACCTAACGGTAATGCGTTCACAGATACGATTGCGCTGCGCCCACCGAGAAAACTTAGTTTTAGCAAACGAGATATTGTGAAGGAAACAGATCGGCTTATCCATCTTCGTGATGGTCGCGTGATCAGAAAAATCAATACGGGTCTAGGCGTGGCTTTTGAAGAAGTTAACTTAGAGAAATTGTGAGATCATCCCATGCTCAACCGAGCTTACAGCCTGCTTGAAATCAAGCAGGTCGACGACGACGCACGTGTCATCACCGGCATGGCATCGACGCCAACGCCGGATCGATTGCAGGACGTGGTCGAGCCGATGGGCGCGCAGTTCAAACTGCCGCTGCCGCTGCTGTGGCAGCACGACTCAAGCCAACCGATCGGTCATGTCACCCATGCCAAGGTCGGCAAGTCCGGTATCGAGATAGTTGCCAAGATCGCCAAGGGCGTGACCGCGGAGATCGATCGCGCGTGGGCGCTGATCAAGGCAGGCCTCGTCCCCGGCCTGTCGATCGGTTTCAAGGCGATCGAGCATGAGTTCATCAAGGAGACGAAGGGAATCCGCTTTATCAAGTGGGATTTCTTGGAATTGTCGGCGGTGACCATTCCGGCAAATGCCGAATGCAATATCACCACCATCAAATCGATCGACACTGCGCAGCGGGCCGCGTCCGGCCAATCGAAGCCGCGTCGTGTCGTTCACCTCAACCCGCCCGGCGCCTCGGGACATCCTCAACGGAAGTCCGCCCAGGAGGGCGATATGAAAACCATTGCAGAGCAGATTACAGCTTTAGAAGCGAAACGTTCCGCGAGCGCGTCCCGCATGGAATCGGTGATGCAGAAAAGCCTCGACGAGGATCGTACCTCGGACGCGGCCGAGCAGGACGAGTTCGACTCGCTGTCCGGCGAGGTCGAGGCGATCGACAAGGACTTGGTGCGGCTGCGCAAGATCGAGCAGGCCAAGGCATTTGCTGCCAAGGCGGTGAAAGTCGAGAGGGCCGATGACGGTGCGGCATCGCGTGGCGGATCGATCATCGTCAAGGCACAGCCGATCCTTGAGCCCGGCATTGAACTGGCCCGGCGTGTGAAGGTCAAAATCCTCCAGCGAGTAACAAGCGAGCGCGCGTCAGATGTTGCCGCCGCCATGTATGGCAGCGATAGCGAAGTCGCCGCATTCTACAAAGCCGCCGTTCCCGCCGGCACGACCATCACGGGCAACTGGGCGGCCAACCTTATCGGTGCGGAAACCGGAGGCGCTGCGGTCGCGGCTTTCCTCGAATACTTGCGACCGCGGACGATCCTGGGACGCTTTGGCACTGGTGGGATTCCAAGTTTCACCTCGGTGCCGTTCCGCGTGCCAATCGTTACCCAAACGGGTGCCGGCGCCGGCTACTGGGTCGGCGAAGCGAAAGCCAAGCCGCTCACGTCGTTTGCCTTCACGCGAACGACACTGTTGCCGCTGAAGGTCGCCAACATCTGCGTTCTGAGCATGGAAAGCATCCGGTTCAGCGATCCGAAGTCGGATGCGATCGTGCGCAATCAACTGGCAGAAGCATTGCGGGCAAGGCTCGATACCGACTTCATCACGCCGTCGAAGACCGCGGTGACCAATGTCTCGCCGGCTTCTATCACCAACGGTGCCGCAACGATTGTATCTACGGGTGATGATGCCGATGACATCCGGTTGGATGTTCGCTCGCTGCTTGCCAAATTCAACGCGGCGAATAATCCGCCCTCGACTGCCGTATTCATCATGACATCAAGCTGCGCTCAGGCTTTGGCCATGATGGTCAATCCGCTCGGTCAGCCGGAATTCCCCAGCATGGGTTCAACCGGCGGAACGGTTTACGGCATCCCGGTGATCGTGAGCGATTATGTTCCTGCCGGCCTTGTTGTGCTGGTCAATGCCTCGGACATTTTCCTCGCGGATGATGGCGATGTTTCCGTCGATACCAGCATGGAAGCCTCGCTCGAAATGTCGGATGCTCCAGCACACGATTCGAGTACACCGACAGGTGCTTCGCTTGTCAGTCTCTGGCAAACCAATAGCGTCGGCGTAAAAGCCGAGCGCATGATCAACTGGATGCGCGGCCGATCGCAGTCCGTCGCCTATCTGACCAGCGCCGACTGGGGCGGCCCGGTCCACACCGCCTAGGGCTGGCCCAAGGGAGCGGGTGGCCTCCTCCGCTCGCTCCCACACCTCGGAGCACTCCGATGAAATTGCGCAAGCTCATTACGACCAAGCCGCATAAGTATGGCACTCGGCATCTCACCGCCGGCGAGGAATACGAGGTGCCGGCCAGGCATGCGATCGCGCTGGTCGCGGTCAAGAAAGCGAGGTTTGTGCCGGACAAGCCGGTGCGCGCCGCAACGGTTGATCAACAACTCGTGCATGAATCCGAGGATAGTATTGCCGGTTCCGCAACGACAGAGGCGACCCTCGACAGCCTACGACTGCAAGCCACGCAACTCGGCATCGATATCGACGGGCGCTGGGGCGTAGCCCGGCTGCAGCATGAGATCGCACAGGCAAAACGCTGATGCGCATTTTCGGCCTGCCGATTCCGTTCACCGGCGAGAAGCAAAAGGCGCTCAACTCGCTGCCGATGGATCGCGGCGGCTGGTATCCGCTGATCCGCGAGCCGTTCACCGGCGCCTGGCAGCGCAACATGGAGATCAATGTCGACACTGCGTCGTCATTCCATGCCGATTTTGCATGCAAAACTTTGATAGCAAGAGACATCGCCAAGCTGCGTGTGAAGCTGGTCGAGAAGGATAAGAACGACATCTGGTCGGAAACGACCAGCCCGGCGTTCAGCCCGGTGCTGCGGCGGCCCAACGAATACCAAACCCGGAATCAGTTCTGGGAATGCTGGGTTCTGTCCAAACTATCGCGCGGCAATACCTATGTTCTGAAAGTGCGCGACGACCGCAACGTCGTTACCGCATTGCATGTGCTCGATCCGACGCGGGTGCAGCCGCTGGTGTCCGACGACGGCGCCGTGTTCTATCGCCTCTCCAGCGATAACCTCGCCGGCATCGATGATATCGTCGTGCCCGCGCGCGAGATCATTCACGATCGGTTCAACTGCCTGTTTCATCCGTTGGTCGGGACGCCGCCGGTCTTTGCCAGCGGGCTTGCGTCAATGGTTGCCATCAATGGACAGAAAGCGTCCGCACTGCTGTTCGAGAATGCTTCGGTCCCCGGCGGAATTCTTACGTTGCCCGGCGAGGTCAATCAGGAAGAGGAACAGCGGTTCAAAGAGCAATGGGAACTGCGGTTTTCGAAATCGAACCTCGGCCGCGTCGCGGTGATGACCGGCGGCGTGAAGTACGAAAAAATGACAATGACGAACCTTGAAGTGCAGATGATCGAGAATCTGAAATGGTCTGCCGAGGTCGTCTGCAGCGTCTATCATGTGCCGCCGTATAAGGTGGGCGTCGGTGCGCTGCCGTCATACGATAACGTTCAGAGCCTCAATGTCGAATACTACAGCCAGGCGCTGCAGAGTCAGATCGAAGAAATAGAGGAACTGATGGACGCCGCGCTCGGCATCGGCTGGGGCGTTAGCATGGGCACCGAGTTCGATACCGAGAACCTGCTGCGCATGGACAGCATCACGCTCGTTACAACCATTCAGCAGGCGGTCGGTGCCGGCGTCATGTCGCCGAACGAAGGCCGCGCCAAGTTCGATCTCAAGCCGGTCCCCGGTGGCGCCAATCCCTATCTGCAGCAACAAAACTATAGCCTTGAAGCTTTGGCCAAGCGCGACGCCCAGGACGATCCGTTCAAGCCGGCAACGCCGCCCGCGCTGCAGCAACAGCCGGCGGCAGCCGAGGACATGGCCACAGAGGACAAGGCGCCCGTTCCCGCCAAGGACATCGCAGCGCAATTCGCGCGGGCATTGCAGGCCGTACATCGCGAGGCCGCATGATGGATGACAACGACATCACCGAGCTGGCCAAGGGCATGGTCCCGTTCGTGCGCGAATGCGTGGCCGAGGCCACTGCGGTGCCGCCCGAGCTTGCCGAGCAGATCGCTAGTGCAGTGCGGCTGCTGCATGAGTCGCCGACCATCCAGCGCGAAGCGCCGCGGCCGTCGAAGGTCACCCGCATCGAGCGCGACGCGGACGGCAACTTCGTTCCGGTCTATGATGATCACCCTCTCTGAACCCGCGAGCAACGCCATGCTCGACGCGCTGTCATCCTTGATGGATGGCGGCAGCATCGAGCTGCGCTCGGACGATCGCGTGCTGGCGGTGCTGCGGCTATCCACGCCGGTGGCAGAGCCGGCCATGGATGGCGAACTCGAGTTCAATGAGATCAGCGAAGAAGACGCCGCGCGCGCGAGTGGGACTGCTACATCTGCACGTATTATTGCGGCGGATGGCAGTGAAATCTTTTCCTGCGATGTTGGCGATGCGGACAGCGATGCTGTCGTCACGCTCAACACCACCAGGATTTATCGCGGCGGCCCAGTGCGGTTGCAATCGTTCCGGCTAGTGATGCCATAGCGATGCCTGCCGCAATTGCGTTTCAGGCAGCGGCGATCACAAGCGGCAGCTCTACCAGCCGCACGCTGTCGTTCACGGTGGCATCGGCGGCGGGTCAGGAGCGGCTGGTGGCGCTGTCCGCCATCGCCAATGCGACCCCGGCCACGGTTACCTTTACCAGCGTGGCGATTGACGGCCAAAGCGCGACGCTGGTTGGTTCCTACGCCAGAGGTGTCGATGCTGGAGGGAATGGCCCGGTCGTAGCGTTCTTTCGGGCGGCTGGAACGGCCAATACCAGCATCAATGTTACGTGCACCATCAGCACGGGTGCCGTGTTCGACTGCCGCGGCGCGGTCTGGACGCTCAACGATGCTGGATC